CGAGGCGCGCGAGTGGGTGCCGGGTTGGTTGCGCGAGGTCTGGCTGTGGGTGCTGTGGCTGCGTGTCGTGCGCGGGCTTCGAGGTACCACGACGGTTGCGTCATACGCGGCCATTCTTGGCCGCTACTGCGACTGGTCGCGCTCGGTCGACGGGATCGACTATGCGGCCATCCGGCTTGAGCAACTGGACGCGTGGCTTAAATCGCTTTTCGTCGTGCGCAGAAACTCGGCGGCATCGCGCCGCCAGCAAATCCAGGCGCTTCGCAGTTTCTACGATTGGCGCAAAACGCGCGGACTCGGGCCGAACTGCACCGATGGACTGATCGGTCCACGCATGACGACCAAGACGCCGCGCAAGTATTCGCGCGAGCAGCTCCGCGCGCTGTTCCATGCGGCGAAGCTGGACAAATTTCCGCTGACCGCGCAGCGCAATCGGATGTTGATCCTGCTGCTGCTGTCGACCGGGTTACGCCGCGAAGAAACCAGCGGACTGCGGTGCGAACAACTGGACCTCGACAAGAATACTGGCGTGGTCCGCGTGCTCGGCAAGGGGGCGAAGGAGCGCGAGATCCCAATCGAGGGGCCGGTGGTGCGCGAGCTGATCGAATGGATCGCATTGCGCGGTGAGATTGACGGTCTGCAAACGGATTGCCTTTTTTTCACAACGCGACAAAATTGGTTTGGTCACGCGATGCGTCCACGTGCCATCGAGCGTGTCATCGGATCCGTTGCGCGCCGGGCAGGGTTGTCGAGTTGGGGAGTCCATCGATTCCGCGTGACGTTCGCGACGCAACTTTACGACGACGGCGCCGATATTGAGCGCATCCGCCTGGTCATGGGGCACGAGACGATCGAGACCACACGGCGCTATCTGGCCGTGAGTCAGCGCATGCGTGACGTGCGGCTCAAGCCGCACAGGCAACACGATGCCTTGGGCACCAAGCCCGTGGGGTTCCCGAAGTGGGCGGCGAGGATGGAAGGAAAAGCGCCTGGCGGTGATGCATGAAGTGCTGGCCCATGTGGAGGCGCGGACGTGAGTGATTTTTCGAGCAAGGGCTGTCCGATCACGGCGTTCGAGCGATCGCTGCTCGTGCGCGGTTGCGGCGAGTCGGATTGGGTGGCGGTTTGGGTCGAGCTGATGCAGCGGATCGGTGTCGAGCCGATCGTGGCGATCATGGATGAGTTCGGCTCCGAGAAAATCCACGTTCCTACGCGTGAATCGTTTTTCGGCGCGCTGTGGCGGGCAATGCGGGACGCTGAGGTCCGGCGGCGCCTGGCCGCAGGGGATAGCGCCAGCGTGATCGCGCATGACTTCGGGTTGTCGCGGGCACTGGTGTACGTGATCAAGAACAAAGACAACGCCGCGGACGCCGTTTTACAGCGGCGCGTGGTAAAGGGCGGCCCATGAAATCCGTCAACGAACGAGGGCGCGAACTGTCGCCCGCTGAAATCGAGCAGCGCCGCAATGCGTCGCTGTCGGCCCGCGACAAGGCTACCGGGCCGCGCACCGAGGACGGCAAGGCCGCATCCTCGCGCAACGCCTGGAAGCATGGACGCTATTCCGCGATCAACCGTCAATCGTTCGGCCTCGGCGCGCAGTCGATGGCCAAGCTGTTCGGAAAGCCCTGCGTGACGACGTGCCCGTACCATCCCGACAATCCGGATCGCGACGAGGCGCCGTGTTCGCTGGTGCTCGACGGGCTCACGCATGCCGGCGGCAGTTGTCTCGACAAAACCGTTTACGTCACGGCGCTGCAATCGCTGATGCAGGCGATGACCGAAAACGACATGGACGGCATGAACGGCGTGCTGGCTGCAGAGATGGCGAGCAGCCTGCAAATGCTCAACCAATTCCGCACTGAAATATCCGAGCGTGGCGTCATGGTCGAAATCCCGGTCGTGAGCAAGGATGGTGTCGTGGTGATCGACGACGCCACGGGTCGGCCGTTCGTTGGAGACTACAAACTCAATCCGATCATTCCGCACCTGATCCGGTTTACTGAATCGCTCGGCATCAATTTCGCCGAACTGATGACGACGCCACGCGCCCGCGAAAAGATGCGCGATGACGACGACCAAGCCGGCTTGATGCAGCAACTGATTGGCGCGATCGCGCAGCGCGCGCCGCGGCCAGCGCGCGCCTTGATCGAGGGGTCGGCCCGCCAGGCCGACGAGTCGCCCGAATGAAACCCGTCGCAACCCTTGAGTCTCGATTGTTTCGTGATACCCCAAACGGTCCACTAACCAACAGGGGTTAAAGATGAATCGTGGACAAGGGAAAAAAGAGGGCGCGCTTGCGCGGCAGATGGCCGATCGCGGCGTGTTCGATCCGGACGAGTTCGACGCGTGGTTGTGCGAGCGCGGTTGGGCATGGCAGGCGCTCGACCGCGGCGACTACGGGCTGACCATGGATGATGCGTTAGTGCTGCACGTGTTCGAGGATCCGGTTCGGTGGTGCGAGACGTTCCTGATCGAGCCGCGCACGGGGGCGCCGTGGAAGTTCTTCGAGTACCAGAAAAATTCCTTGCGCGCCTGGCGCCAGAACGTGATTCATCAAGACGGCGCCGAAGTAGGCAAGACGCGCGAGATTCTGTGTTTCGTGCTGTGGGGCCAATGCACGAGCATGGGGTTGACCATGCGCCGGCCGTGGATGCTGATCGGCGCGCCGCAGCAGACGCACCTGGACGAGATCATCCTGGCGATCGAGGAACAAGTGGGCGTGCAGGAGAGTGGCGAAGCCAAGGGATCGCTGCTGTCTCACTTCTGGCTCAAGCCCAAGCGCACGCCGCACATGATGCAGCGGTTCAAGACGATACCGCTCGGCGCGGGCGAAAAGCCCGGCGTGGGGCGCGTGTACTACCGACCCGCGGGGCATGATGGCGAGGCGTTCCGCGGCGTGCACGTGAATGCGGCGTGCATCATGGATGAGGCTGCGAAGCTCAAGCGTGAGTTGCAGTGGTCGGAATTCTGGCGCGCCGCGATGCCCGGATGCGGCAAGCGGGTGTACTCGGTGCCGGACGGCGATCGGGCGACGGGATTTTTTCGACTGACCCAGCAGGCCGTGCCGAACCTGGACGAATCCTTGACCGGCTGGCGCCTGTTCCACTGGCCCAAGACGATCATGCCCGAGCCCTATTGGAGCGCGGCACGCGATCTCGAGTTCACGCGCGACTTTGGTGGGCGGCAGACGCCAGGCTATCAACGCAACGTGCTCGGCGAGTGGGGCGACGCCGAAAACCCGGTCTGGAGTTGGGATGTGTTGCTGCCCAATGTCGTCGACGTGCCGGAGTATCGCGCGATCAAGCTAGTCGCGGACCACGCTCGCAACACGCTCGCAATCGAGGTTCGGCGCGTGGAGTTGCAAGCCGAGTCAAACCGCAAGGTCGGCATTGACCACTGGTTGCACGACACGACCGTGGACCTGACTCCTTTCACGAAATCCGCCAACGCGATTCGCCGCGGATCGATGCGTGAGTTGTTGCGCGCGAACCTGCGCGGTGAATCGCGTGGTGTGTTCTGGGCAGGCGCCGACCTCGGCGAGAGCAACGATCCGACCGAGATCATCATCAGCGAGGAACTCGGTCCGCATTTGCGCGATCGCGTGCGCATTTGTGCGCGTGGTTTGCCATACCACATGCAGCGCGAATTGATTTTCTGTCTCGCGGAGTTGTTCGGGTTCCTGCCGCATTGGGGCGTCGACCTTGGTTCGGCTGGCACCGTCGTCGTGAAGGATTTGCAAACGCTCGACGAGTACGCGGCGGCGCGCTTCGATGAAACGCTCACCGGGTACCAGTTCAGCAATGCGGTGGACTGCGTGGACGAGGCTGGCGAGACATTGATCGACGCTAGCGATGACGGCACAGAAAAGATCATTCGTGCGCCGGCCAAGCATTGGGCTTCGCAATGCATCACGGCGCGCCTGCAGAGCGTCGGTTACTCGATGGCTTATGACACCGAGGTGCTGAACCGCATCACGAATCACACGGCGCGACAGGGCACTAAGTGGCCGATCTACGCCAAGAAAGACGATCACGAAATCGACGCACGCCGGATGCAGATGCTGCGCAAGCTCTATGACGAGCAGGCAGCCTACCCCGACGTGTTCAGCGTGGGCGCGCACGAGCGCCGAACGGCCTAATAACCCTTCACCACCGGAGCATCCAGCCATGGGCATTTTCAACACTATTCGGGTTCGCATGGCCGCGGCCATCGCTGGCAAGGCCAATCCGATGTCGACCAGCGTGATTGATCGTGCGGCTGCGACGCTCGGAATCTGGACATCGGCACTCGCAGGCGGGTTTGTGCCGCGCCAGGTGAACCCGTATTTCTACGAGGCACTGCGCGAATCGATCGGCATGATCGACGGCGGCATCAATACGCTGGTCACCCTCGACGGCATCGTGCGCGTGCGCGGAAAAAACGAGCGGCTCGTCAAGCTGATCCGGACCGGACTGATGCAAAAAATTCCGGTCAACGACAACGAAACCGGACTGCAGGCGTTCTACGCCTCGCAGGGTAACGAGATCTACGAGCAGGGGTTCAGTGTTGGCGAGGTTGTCATGGACGCGAAAGGTCGCGAACTGATCGGCCTGCGCGTTGCCGACAGCAAGGGCATCGGCTTTGCGCGTGAGAATGGGACGCTGCGAACCTACTACCGGCCGCCGATGCCAAAGCGCACCGGTCGCCGCGATGGCACCGACGAGGTCGAGACCGTGCTGCGCAGCCAGGGCATGCAGGCCGTAGACGCGGCGACGCGCAGCCAGTTTGTCGAGCTGCCGGCCGATCGCGTCGTCTATGCGAACTACCAATCCGAAGCGGACAATCCCTACGGTACGAGCATCATCCGAAGTATCGAGTTCGTTGCGCAGATCCTGCTGCGCATCCACAACGCGACCGGGCAGGTATGGGATCGGTTCGGCGATCCGCCGCTGCAACTCGTCTACAAGACCAAGAATGCGAAGTTGCAGGCGAAGGACCTGGACGCGCGACGCGACAAACTCGCCGGCGAATTGAAAAAGGTTCTTACTGCCAAGCGCAACGGCAACAGTGCGGATTTTGTCCAGGCCATCGGCGCGGATGACACTATCGAGATCAACACGATCGGCGGTGATGGAAAGCCGCTCGAAATCGAGATGCCTGCGCGGCAGATGGCCGAGCAAATCCTGTCAAAGTTCGGGCTGCCGTCGTGGATGATGGGCTTGCAATGGTCCACCGCCGAGCGCATGGCCGACCAGCAGAGCGAGATGGTTCTGCAGGCATCGCGCACGCGCTTCGAGCGGCGCCTGCCTGGCCTCAACACGGTCGTCGAGACGTGGCTGCGCGGCCGCGGCGAAACCTGGAACCCGGAAGATTGGGAGTTGTATCAGGAACTGCCGAGCCTTCGCGATGTGCTCAAGCGCGCGCAAGCCGGATTCCTGCTCGCGCAAACCGCGCTGATGAACGGCGATGCGGTGGATCCGGCACTGAGTACAGACCCGCAGTTGACGGACGATGCAAAGGTGGTTCACGTGGAACATGACGGGACCGTGGCGTTTTTCGCACCTCGGCTGCGCGCAACCCGTGGGCCGCATCGGCATCGCTCACACAAGACGCCGGACGATGCCGACGACGCGGAGGACGACGCGGAGCCGTGGGCCGAGGATGACGCGGAGCTGCCGAAGATCGAGCGGCGCGCAGTCGATGGTTTGCTCGGACTGTGGCGAGGGTTGCGTGACGACACCATGCGCATTCTGCGGTTGCCTTTGCCTGCGAAAGCCACGGCGCCGGCATTCACGTTCGATGCGCTTACGATGCTCGGCGAACTGCTGCGGCGCGTCGATGCGTTCATCGCGTCGGCGCAGGACGCGGACGGTCCGTTGCTGCGCGAGATGTTCGCCGCGTGGGTGCGTGGCATGGAAAACGCGGTGGCCGGAACAGACGTGCCAGCGGCCATTGCGCAGGCGCGAGCAGCGATGGTTGCGGCGATGGGTGCGCGCGCGAGCCAGTGGGTGCCGATCGTTGCGCTGCGCACATTCACCGATGACATTCTCGCCGGCCTGCGGCAAGGGCTGTATGACGGGAAAAATCCGCGCGAGGTTGCGCGACTTCTGCGCCAGCGCTTCGGTGCGCACGACTACGATTGGGAGCGCCTGGCGCGCAGCGAGATTGCGCGCGGCCATGGCGTCGGCAAGCTCGACCAGTACGAGCGGCTTGGTGTGACCGAGGTCGATCTGATTGTTGCCGCGGCGGATGTCTGTCCGACGTGCCTTGGTCTTGCTGCGGGCAATCCGTACCCGATCGCTACCGCGCCAATCATCGTCGATGACACACATCCGCTCTGCCGCTGCACGTATGCGGCGCACGTGCCGGATTGAGGTGTCAGCGGCACGGACGCCATTTGACAAACGCGAGTGATACACAGCGCCCCGTAATCCGCCCGCGCCGGAAATGCGCTGACACTTGCGAGGCTGCAATGAACGAGTTGACCCAAGAACAGATCGCGGAGCTGCGCAAGGGAGCGATCAAATCGATCCTGCCGGAGATCAAGGATTTCTCGCGCGCCAATCTCGTCGAGTTGCTTGCGCAGGAAAGCCAGGAGGCAAACCCGCGCGAGACACTGGTTGCTGCCGTGACCGATCGCATCGCCGCGATCGACGCCGACGATGATGCCGTGGACGCCGAGGCAGCCGAGGCGAACGCGCCGGTAGCGCCCGCCTATCAGGCGCTCGACTACAACGGGCCGCTGACGATCGATCAGGCGCAGTGGCGCCACGCGAACCTCAAGCCGGCGGAAGTGGCCGAGACCAAGTGAGCGCCGCGCCCACCATCAAGCAGTTGCGGTTGACGACAAAAGCATCGGGCGTTCCCGATGCTGCGCAACTTGCTGCGATCCGCGAACACACGTTGCGCGAGTTCGCTGCCGAGGAATTGGTGGTGCGCGAATTCGTGCTGGCGCACAACGGAATCGATCGCGACAACGAAGTGATGGACGAGCCGTTGCTGTCCGACTTCGCACGGACGATCGCGGGCAAGGGAACCTACATCAATCATCCCACGTCATGGCGCAGCGAAGGCGGCCCGGCCGAGGGTCGCGTGTTCGCAGCGCGCGTGGAGCGGATGAGTTTCGACCAGGCGCGCACGATCCTGCGCGAGCCGACGTTGCAGTTTCCGCCGGATCGTTTCGATGCTGCGCTGTTGTACACGAGTTGCTTTTTCGTCAAAACGGCAGAGAACGAAGCATTCCTGCTAAAGATGGACGCCGGCATCGTCGGTGACATTTCCATCGGCTTCATCGCGGCCGGCCCGGTGCGCATCCGTGATTCGGAAGGCCGCGAATTGAATGCCTACCGCTGGCAGTCGCCCGGCGAGGCGCTCGAGCAATCGCTGGTATGGCTGGGCGCGCAACCCGGCGCCCGCGCAATCAAACACGCACAACGATCGGAGAACGACGTGGATCAGAACACCCATGAAAAGGCCATGACCGAGAAGCAGGCAACGATTGATGCGCTGACCAAGCGCGCCGAGGTAGCCGAGAAGGACGCCAAGCTGCTGGCAGCGCTCAAGGATGCGCTGGGCAAGGATGACGCGGTGCTCGTCGACTCGCCGGCCGCGTTGGTCGAGGCCGTGCAGGCGGGCCGTGCACATACCAAGTCCATGATCGATGACCTGATCACCTCGGACCGGCACATGAAGCTGGTCGGCGACAGCGCCGAGGATGTCGAGAAGGCACGCAAAGCCTACGAGGCGATGCCGGCCACGCGCATCGCCGCGATTCACAAGCACGCGCGCGATCACTTCGGCCCCGGAAAGGCTCCGGCCGGGAATGGCTCCGTGGTCCAGGGCGGGGACCCGAATGCGCGGGCGCCGGGCAGCGCCACCGACACCGATCAGACGAACAAGGCCGCTGGCCCGTTCAGCTCGCCGCTGCTCGCCGGCTGATCGCTCGACCTCACTTATTCATTTCGGGAGTTTGTCATCATGTTGCAGCTTCGCAGTATCAGCGCTCAGATCCACATGCTCACGGCGGCACTGGCAGGCGCCACCACGGCCAAGGTGCCCACGGTCAGCAATTCGCACGTGCTCATCCCGATGAATACCGCGGATGCCGGCGCGCTGAACGAGTTCTGCTATGAGTCCGAGGTTTCGGGCGGTGCGAAAGCGACCGGCGAAGCCTGGGCGATCGGCGCCAAGATCTATTGGTCCACCGCGAACTCGAATTTCACGACGACGTCCAGCGGCAACACCTTGTGCGGCTACGCGATCGATACCGCGCTCGCGGGCGACACCGTGACGCCGTTGTTCGCGTTCAACGCGTTCGCAACGTAATCCGGCGGCCCGCCGGTAAACCTTTCGCATCCACAGGAGCGTCGACATGCGCCACAATCTGAACTATGCCGCGTTGAGCGGCATGCCACTCCCCGAGCAGCGCAGCGCGTTGTTTGGCGGCATCAAGGCCGCCCTGATGATCGCGCCCATGCTGGTCGACATGCTCGGCCCGGCCCGCGCGGCCAAGGCCACGGCAGCGAATGATGCGCGGTTTGCCGGCGGCGACCTGGTCGTGCCGACGACGGCCGAGATCAGCGCATACCTGACCGGCAACAAGGCTGCGCGGTTCATGCCGAACGGGCAGAAGTGGGCGGTACCGGCAGACAATCCGTACCTGGTCCAGCAGACCGGAACCATGGTCAGTTTCTTCCATGACTCGATGAAAGACGTGGATCTCGGATGGCAAGTGCTGTTCGACTTCATCGACCTGCGCGGCAGCAATCAGGATCATTTCGAGCTGATCGGCTCGAACCTGGGCATCGTGTGGGAACAGAAGAAGCCGGGCGGCGCGGTCAAGCCGCGGCGCGAGGTCACCGAGTCAAAGACGAATGTCGGGTATTTGACGATCCGCTCGGCATTCTCGCTGCTCGACGACTGGCTGCGTTATCAGAAGTATTACCTGATCACCGATGCGCTTGCCGAACTCGAGGGCAAGTATTGGGAGAACCTGGCCACCGCGCATTACGGGCTGCTGACCGCGCTCGGTGCGGGCATCGATGTGGCGTTCGCCACGGACGATTCGACCACGTTCAACGCGGCGGCGGCGAAGATCCTTCGCGCGGCGGACGGCAAGGGTTACGCGCTCGGCTCGAACGCGCAACTGGACATCGTCGTGAGCCCGGAGAAGGTCGGCCGCGTGCTGGCTTTCCTCGACGCCAAGCGCGGTAGCCCGATGATCGCGTTCGGCACGCAAAAGCAGCCGATCAGTTTCAGCGTGCGCAACGTGATCGTGACCAACAACGTCGCGGCCAACGACACCGGCTACTACCTCGTGTTGCCCGGCCGCAAGCTCAAGCGCGGCACGTGGCAGGACATGACGGTCGAGTCGGCGCGCGAGCCGTCCGTGGGTGCGGAAGACTGGTTTGGCAAGGCGCAGTACAACGCGATTGTCGGTGACTCGGGGCAGGTGGCGCGCGTCAAGTACGCGTAATCGGCGGGGCGGTCGGGCCGGGCAGTTCGCTGCCCGGCATTTTTTCATCGGAGCAGCAGTGGCCAAGGCGACGATCCAGAACATGCTCGACGAGGGATTCCGTCCGGAGCAGTTCGGATTCCAGGGCAGCGCCACATCGGGCTGGAACAACGCGGGCGGGTACCTCGATCTCGTCGTTTCCGAGGCCGGGCTTTGGGCGGCTGACAAGGTAGGCACGTCCGTCTATGCCGCCGTGGCGGATCCGAGTTATGCACTGAATTGCCTTCGCCGCGCGGAGATCGAGTTCGGCCGCGCGACGCTGTTCAAGCGTCGCGTCGCGTTCTTCGACAGCGCTGCCCATATTGGGCTGCAGTCGCCGCTGTATGCGGAACGTCGCGGCTATGCCGCCGACGCGGAGCGCGCGATGGAATGCGCCTGGTACTTCATCGCCGAGGCGCAGCGCGCGCTCGGCATTGATCCATCGAGCACGATGGCCGGCACGGGCGCGAGCCTTGGCGTCGTTGAAACTGGCCGGTTTCCGGCCTGCGCAGGTCAGTGATGCAGAGCAACGCCGAAACCGTCGCCGCACGAATGGATCGCCGCAAGACGACATTCGACGAGGCTGTGCGTGTCGGCGTATTGACTGCGGCGCTCAAGATCGATCGCGCGGCCATCGGCAACCTGACCGGCTCGGGCGCGCCCTACGCGTACCCTGTGCCGGTGCGCACCGGCAACCTGCGCGCGTCGCAGCGGCTTGAACAGCCGCAACCCGCGCTGGCCATCCTGTTCAACGTGGCTGACTACGCCTGGGCGGTGCATAGCGGCGACGTGAACGAATGGCGTTCGCACTATGCCGGCGCTTCCGATGACCACACGATGGCTGTCTCGCGTCGCCCCCGGCCGTTTCTCGATGATGCGGTCGCAGCGGTCCCGTATGCGGACATCGTTTTCGACAAGGTAATCGACGGGCTGCGCCGGGCGGGTGAACTGTGAGCGCGGCGGCATTCGATGCGGGCGTTGTGGCGCTGATCCAGAGCGATGCGACGTTCGTCAATGGCGTGCTTGCCCTGATCGGCTCCGCGAGCTATTTCGTGTTGGAGGCGAACACGCCGATCGCGCTGATTCCGGCGGGCGAGTTTCCGTGTTTCGTCATCGAGCAAGGCGACGGTCAGGGGCGATCGATCAGCAATGACGGCAGTGATGGCGGCATGGTCATCGGTGCCGGCGAGCAGCAGTTCGCGAGCACGATCGATGGCGCGCTGATATGGAAAGACCTGGACAAGGCGCGCGCGAAAACCGCGCGTGCGACCTTGCCGACACTGGTAACACAACTCCTGCTGCGCAATCCGCAGCCCGGCGGCATCGCCGGGGCCTGGCTGGAAGCGTGGCAACCCGACCGCGCGGCGAACCATCCGCTGCATATCTGGCGCTTCACGCTGCGCGGCGAATATTCCGTTCCGAGGGCTTGACAATGAACGCAAAAGAACAGAGCACGAAACCGGCGAGCGCCGCCACGCCACGCGCGCCCGTGTCGGTGTATCTCGCGCCTGACAAGGCGAACGGGCTGCACGCGGCCGGGCGCTATGCCATAGGCGTGCGTCACGACAAGGTCAGCGCCGACATCGCCGATCAACTCGTCCAGCGCTACGGATTCGAGCGCGTCGCTGCGGATTTCATTCCATCCAAGAAAGAGGGTTAAGCCATGGGTATTGCACGCGGCATCGCCACGGCGGTGCAAATGTGGAACGAAACGGCCTATGGCGTCGATCCGGTGTCGATCGCTGCCGAGAAAATGTTCTATCGCACGTTCAATCCATCGGGCTCGCTCAAGCGCTTGATGGATGAGACCATTACCGGGCGCCGCGGCATGCCATCCAGCATTGCGGGCGACAAGGATGTGACCGGGCAGATCCTGACCACGTTCGCGCCGCAGTCCGCGTTGCGTTACCTGCAGCACCTGGTTGGCGGGCCGACCACAACCGGCGGCGCGTCGCCCTATACGCACGCATTCAACCTGGCCGGCGCGCTGCCGACCTCGTTCGGCATGCAGGTGGATTATGGCGCCACGCTGGCGGCGCCAGGTCGATTCCTGCACCTGCTCGGTTGCCGCATCGCCAAAGGCAGCTTCAAGTTCCAGCCGAGCGGTTTCATCGACGCCACGTATGACGTGCGCGGCGCTGATTTCAATCTCACCGACACGGTTGTGGCGGATGCGGCGGCGGCGGAATACGGGCATACCGGATTCAGCATGTTCTCTGCGGTGGTCACAGAGGGCGGCTCGCCCAT